CTTTGGTCGTGATACTGCACATTGCGTTGATAGTGATGCTGAAGCCGAGATTGCCCTACGTCGTCTATGCCGTCGGTCATCTTTGCGGCTTCCTCATCTTATGGGTGGCGTGCCTCATGCTCATATCCAAGGACTCGATTTAACGGACATAACGAATGACCATCATCACCGAACACATCCAGCCTTTGCTGGAGACAAAGCGAATACCGGCCGCCCTTGTGGCGGCTTTTTTGTTGCAGACGGCGGGGGCGCTGTTCTGGGCGGGCTCCGCCGCCGAGCGAATCACCGTGCTGGAAAACCGCGCCGACGCGAACCAGACGGCCATCGGACAAGTCGCCGTGCTGGAAGAACGCTCGCGGACCATGCAGCAATCGCTCGACCGCATCGAAGCGAAGCTGGACCGGATGGAAAAACCACCCTCCCCTTGAGGGAGGGTCGAAATTCGCTCTTCGCGAATTTCGGGGAGGGGCATAGCGCGGACCCCTCCCCGAAAAATTCTGCGCGCTCGCTTTGCTCGCTGCTCGAATTTTATCGGCCCTCCCTCAAGGGGAGGGCGGTGGTTCAGCGCAACCCGAAAGTTTGAAACATGTCATCACTTCACCAACGCGAGGCGCGCAGCCTTGCGCAATTCACTGCGCCTGCGCGGATCTCCGCGCCGTCGAACGATGAGTTCGAAGGCTATGCCTCGCGCTTCGGCCTCACCGACTCCGCCGGCGACGTGGTGGAGCAGGGCGCGTTCGCCAAGTCGCTCGCGCGCCGCGGGCCTGCGAAAGTGCGCATGCTCTATCAGCACTTCGCGCATGAGCCCATCGGCGTGTGGCAGATCATTCGCGAGGATGCGCGCGGGCTTTATGTCCGCGGCCGCCTCATCACCGACACACAGCGCGGCCGCGAATGCCTGGCGCTGCTGGGCGAGGGCGCGCTGAACGGCCTGTCCATCGGCTTCCGCACGGTGCGCGCGAAACGCGATGCGAAAACCGGTCTTCGCCATCTACTTGAAATCGAGCTTTGGGAAATTTCGGTCGTGACCTTCCCGTTGCTCGCGCAAAGCCAGGTCACGGCTGTGGGCAAGAAGAACGATGTGGCGTGCGCGATCAGTGCCGCCGCCGAAGTTCTTCGTACCTAACCCCAACTGTCATCCCGGCCAGGCGATGCGGAAGCATCGCGCAGAGCCGGGACCCATCGCGCAGTGTCTCGATGGGTCCCGGTTCTCGCAGCGCTCGCCCGGGATGACAATTTTTATTTGAGGAATAAAGAATGGAACTGGAAACCAAAGACGGCGCGGCGAACCGCGAGATCAAGGATGCGTTCGGCGATTTTCTGCGCGCCTTCGAGGCGTTCAAGGAATCGAACGATGCGCGGCTTGCCGATATCGAAAAGCGCGGCGGCGATGTCGTGCTGGAAGAGAAGGTGGACCGCATCAACGCCGCCCTCAGCGAACAGAAATCGCTGATCGACGAGCTGACCCTTTCCGCCGCGCGCCCCGCGCTGGGCGAAACCAAATCCGACATGCCGCGCGCCACGCGCGAGCGCAAAGCCGCGTTCGACCGCTACATGCGCAAGGGCGATGCCGGCGCGTTCGACATCAAGGCGATGTCCGCCGGATCGAATGGCGATGGCGGCTATGTCGTGCCGCTGGAGATCGCGCAGACCATCGACCGCGTGCTGGCGAAGGCCTCGCCTATCCGCGCGCTCGCCACGGTTCAGCAGATCGGCGGCAACACCTATCGCAAGCCCATCACCACGGTGGAAGCCGCATCCGGCTGGGTCGGCGAAACGGATTCGCGCACGCCGACCAACACGCCCACCATCGCCGCGCTCGATTTTCCGGCAATGGAATTATACGCCATGCCCGCCGCGACGCAGACGCTGCTGGATGATGCGCAGGTCGACATCGAAGCATGGCTCGCGAACGAAGTGCAGATCGTCTTCGCCGAACAGGAAGGCGCCGCCTTCATCACCGGCGATGGTTCCGCCAAGCCCACCGGTTTCCTGCATTACACCGCGGTGGCCGATGCATCGTGGAGCTGGGGCAATCTCGGTTACATCGCCTCCGGCGCCGCCGGCGCGTTCGCGACCGACGATCCGGCCGACGCGCTCATCAATCTCGCTTATGCGCCGAAGCAGGGCTATCGCGCCAACGGCACCTGGGTAATGAACCGCAAGACCGAAGCCGCCATCCGCAAGTTCAAGGACGGCGACGACAATTACATCTGGCAGCCTGGCGTGGCCGCGGGGCAATCGGCCTCGTTGCTCGGCTATCCGGTGGCGGAAGCGGAAGACATGCCGGACATCGGCGCCAATTCGCTTTCCATCGCGTTTGGTGATTTCGCGCGGGGTTACCTGATCGTCGACCGCGTCGGCATCAACGTGCTGCGCGATCCGTTCAGCGCGAAACCCTATGTGCTGTTCTACACCACCAAGCGCGTCGGTGGCGGCGTGCAGAATTTCGAAGCCATCAAGCTGATGAAGTTCGCAGTGTCGTAAAGGCAAGCACCGCGTTCCACCCTCCCCTTGAGGGAGGGTCGAAACGCGGAGCGTTTCGGGGAGGGGTGCGCGACAGCGCCCTGACCCCTCCCCGAAAATTCTTCGCTGCGCTTCGAATTTATCGGCCCTCCCTCAAGGGGAGGGCGGAAGGTTTACCCATGTCTCTATCCCTCACCACTCCGCCATCTGCGGAGCCGGTCACGCTCGACCAGGCGAAAGCGCATCTAAAGGTGGATACCACCGATGATGACGCGCTCATCACCTCGCTCATCGCCGCAGCGCGTGCCCGCGCGGAATGGCACACGGGCCGCGCCTTCGTCACGCAAAGCTGGTGTCTGTGGCTCGATGCTTGGCCCTGCAACGGCATCGTCGAGATCCCGTTGCCGCCGCTGCAAAGCGTGGCGTCGGTCACGGCGTATGCGCAGGACGATTCCGCAACGGTTCTCGATGCCGCGACCTATCAGATCGATACCGCGTCATCGCCCGCGCGGCTTGTGCTGAAGCCGAACGCTTCGCCACCGGTCGCGCTACGCCGCATCAATGCCATCGCCGTCGCTTTCACGGCGGGCTATGGCGATGCGAGCTTCGTTCCCGCGCCGGTGTGCGAGGCAATCCTGAAGATCGTCGCCAATTTCTACGTCAATCGAGGCGACGCGGCGGCGGTCACGCCCGCCGAAGTCCTCGCGCTGCTCGCGCCCTACCGCATGGTGAGTGTCTGACATGATCGGAGAACTGAACCAGCGTGTGCGCATCTTGGCGCAAACGCTCCTGCCCGATGGCGGCGGCGGCTACAGCGAAAGCTGGAACGTCATTGCCACCGTCTGGGCCGATGTCGAGCCGCGCGCGGGCGACAACGTCTTTGCGGCAGACGCGTTGCAATCGCGCGTACAGCATCGCATCACCATTCGCCGCAACGCCGCCGTGTCGATCGGCATGCGTGCGGCGGTTGGTGCTCTCACTTTGGCGATCAACGCCATCCTCGATGACGGCAGCCCGTTCGTCACGCTTCTTTGCGAGGTCGTGCCATGACGAACGCCAGCTGGGCGCTGCAGAGCGCCGTGTTCGCCGCGTTGTCGGCGGATGCCACGATGCAATCGCTGCTCGATACGCGCATCTACGATGCCGTGCCGCTCAATCCCACCTTTCCCTATGCCGTTCTCGGCGACGGCAAGGAAACCAATGCCGATACCGCAACGGAAGAGGGCAGTGAACACCAGTTCACCGTGACGGTGTGGTCGCAAGGTGGCGGGCACCAGGAATCGAAAAGCATCGCCGATGCCGCGCGCTTCCGCCTCAACAACGCCACGCTCTCGCTCGACGGCCACGCACTGGTCGATCTGCGGTTTCTGGATTGCGATTACGCGCGGCAAAGCGACGGCCAAACCTATTCCGCCACGCTCACCTTCCGAGCGGTGACGGAACCTCAATAGGAGAACACCATGACCGCACAACGCGGCAAAGACCTGCTTATCAAGATCGGCGATGGCGCCGATCCGGAAACCTTCACCACCGTCGCGGGCCTACGCGCCACGACCGTGTCGTTCAACGCGCAGACTGTGGATGTCACCAACGCCGATAGCGCCGATCAGTGGCGCGAGCTGCTGGATGGCGGCGGCGTGAAATCCGCGTCCATCTCCGGCAGCGGCGTGTTCAAGGATGCCGCATCGGATGCGGCGCTGCGCACCGCGTTCTTCAACCAGGCGCTGACCGACTACCAGATCGTCATCCCGAGTTTCGGCACGGTTCAAGGCCCGTTCAAGCTTACCGCGCTCGCCTATGACGGGCCGTATGACGGCGAGTTGAAACTGTCGATGACATTGGCATCGGCCGGCGCTCTCTCATTCACCAGCGCATAATTTTTCCTCCCCCGTTTTACGGGGGAGGGGGACCGCGAAGCGGTGGAGGGGGTGGCGGTATCGCGCAACTTCTTCTCCGCCGCAGCCACCCCTTCCGTCAGTCGCTTCGCGACTGCCACCTCCCCCGTAAAGCGGGGGAGGAAAACAACAACAAAGGATCAGAGCATGACCAATCCCCTTCGCGGCGAAACATCGTTTCTCGCTGCCGGAGAAAAATTCGTGATGCGTCTCACCCTCGGCGCGCTGGCCGAGATCGAGAGCGCGTTCAACGTCGCCAGCCTCGGTGAACTCTCCGCACGCCTCAAAGCTTTCGCCACCAGCGACATCGCCACCGTCGCCGCCGCGTTGCTCCGCGCAGGCGGGCATGACGTGACGGCGAACGATGTGCTCAAGCTGCCCGTCGATCTGGCCACTATCGTGCAGGCCATCGCCGATGTGTTCGCGCTGGTGAACCGCGAGGTGGATCAAGCAAGCCCTTTGGCCGCTGGCGGCAAAGGCTCGCCTTCGGCCTCGGCCGCCTGAAGCTGTCGCCACACGATTTCTGGAGCATGAGCGTGATCGAATGGAACGCGGCCGTGAAAGGCGCGGGCGCAAAATCGCACGCGCCGCTCGCCCGCACCGATCTCGACCGGATGATGAAAGCCTATCCCGATGAGCAATAACGCAATCGACAGCGTGCTGAACGATGCGGCGCAAGCCTTCGCCGATTTCGCGAACGGCCCGGTGGCTTCCACCAGCGCCACCATCGAACGCGCGGTGAATTCCAGCTTCAACTCCGTCGCCAACACCATCGCGCGCGCCGCTGTCAGCGGCAAAGCTTCGATGGCCGAGATGGTGGACGCGATCCTGGCAGATTTCGACCGCGTCGCGATCAAGGACTTCATCGCCAAGCCGGTGGAAGGTGTCGTGGCCGATCTGGCGAGCTCGCTGTTCGACGTCGCCGGTGGCCGCGCGGTCGGCGGCCCGGTGACGCCGGGCGCGACTTATCTCGTTGGCGAGCAAGGACCGGAGCTGTTCACACCGAGCGAGAACGGCGCGATCACATCGAACGCCAATCTCGCCGCACCATCCCGCGCCTCCATCGTCCTGAACGTGAACGCCCGCGACGCACAGAGCTTCCTGAAAAGCGAAAGCCAGATCGCCGCGATGATGAGCAGAGCATTGGCGAGAGGGCAGCGGAATATGTGAGCACCACTGTCATCCCGGCCAAGCGATGCGTCATCATCGCGCTGAGCCGGGACCCATCGGGAAGCGTCTCTATGGGTCCCGGATAGCTTCGCTGCGCTCTGCTTCCGGGATGACAGTGGTATTTGAACGGAAAAACAGATGAGCAATTTTCACGAAATCCAATTCCCCACTGCCATCGCCATGCATTCCACGGCGGGGCCGGCGCGGAAGACGGAGATCGTCACGCTCGGCTCCGGCTTTGAAGAGCGCAACGCGGTGTGGGCCAATTCGCGGCGCGCTTACGATGTCGGCTTCGGCGTGAAAACGCTGGACGATCTGCACGCCGTCATCGCCTTCTTCGAAGCGCGCATGGGCCGGCTTTACGGATTCCGCCTGCAGGATTTCACCGACAACCAATCCTGCGCGCCGGGCGGCACCATCGCTGCCACCGATCAGATGCTGGGCACCGGCGACGGCAGCACGACGAGTTTCCAGCTGAAGAAGGTCTATGCCTCCGGCCCCGCAAGCTGGACGCGCCTCATCAAGAAGCCCGTCGCCGGTTCGGTGATCGTCGCGGTGGATGGCGCGATACAGGCTAGCGGTATCGCGGTGGATTCCACCACCGGCCTCGTCACCTTCACCACCGCGCCAGCCAGCGGTGCAGCGATCACGGCAGGTTTTCAATTCGATACCCCGGTGCGTTTCGACACCGACCAGCTTTCGATCAACCTCGCGAATTTCCAGGCGGGAGAGATTCCGTCGATCCCGTTGGTGGAAGTGGCGCTTTGAAAATTTCGCACGCGGAGGCGCAGAGCCGCGGAGTTCGCGCTCACCTTTCTCAATCGTCATGGCCGGGCTTGTCCCGGCCATCCATTAACGCAGGCCGTTGGCCTCTGGAAAATGGATGGCCGCCACGGGGGCGGCCATGACGGTTGGTGGAGCAGGGCTTCACCTCCGCGTCTCCACGTCTCCGCGTGAGATTTAGGAATACAACATGAAAACACTACCATCTGGAATGCAGGATCACCTGAATTCCGGCGCCACGACTCTGTGCTGGTGCTGGAAGATCGTGCGCGCGGATGGCGCGACGCAGGGCTTCACCGATCACGATATCGACCTGGCTTTCGATGGCGTCACCTATGAAGCCGCATCCGGCTTCACGGCCACCGAAGTGCAATCGCTGCTCGATCTGGCGATCGACAATCTGTCCGTCACCGGCGCGCTGTCGTCCGCCACGCTGAACGAAGCCGATCTCGCCGCCGGTCTCTACGACAACGCCGCTATCGAGATCTATCGCGTGAACTGGGCCGACGCATCGCAGCGCGTATTGATGCGCAAGGGAAATCTTGGCGAGGTGAAACGCGGGAAAGCCGCCTTCACGGCGGAGGTGCGCGGGCTCGCCCACATCTTGAACCAGCCGGTCGGCCGCGCCTTCGGTTATGGCTGCGACGCCGATCTCGGCGACGCGCGCTGCACGGTGGATATCACCCGCGCCGCCTTCAAGGCGGACGGTGCGGTTGTGAGCGTCGCCGACGCGCGGCGCTTCACCGTCAGCGGCCTGGATAGTTTCGGCGATGGCTGGTTCTCCGGCGGCAAGCTTGTGTGGAGCAGCGGCGCGAATGCGGGCCGCGCCATGGAAGTGAAGCGCCAGGCCGGCGCATCCATCGAATTGTGGCAAGCGATGAGCGAAGCCGTCGCCGTGAGCGACGCCTTTGTCATCACCGCCGGATGCGACAAGCAATTCGCCACCTGCAAGGCCAAGTTCGACAACGCCATCAACTTCCGCGGCTTCCCTTACATGCCCGGCAACGATGCTGTGCTCGCCTATCCCACCGCCGCACAGCCGATGGATGGAGGCAGCCGCTATGGCAATTGAACGCACGGAGATCATCCGCGTCGCGCGAAGCTGGATCGGCACGCCCTATGTTCACCAGGCGAGCGTGAAAGGCGCGGGTTGCGATTGCCTGGGCCTGTTGCGCGGCGTGTGGCGCGAACTGCATGGCGAGGAGCCGGAAACCGCGCCGCCTTATTCACCCGATTGGGCGGAAGCGACCGGCGAAGAAACCATGCGCGCTGCACTCGCGCGCCACCTGCGCGAGATCGACAAGCGCGACATGGCACCGGGCGACATCGCGCTCTTCCGCATGCTGCCGAATGGTCCCGCGAAACATTGCGGAATTATCGCCAGCAATCCGCATGGCCTGAC